GTTTGATGAAAGACCAGATGATATGAATAGTGCTAGACACTCTGATTATGATAAAGGTAAATTAGAAAGAGTTAATGACCATGATTATAGAAATCTTATATTATTAAATGCGCCTGGTAGTTATCATAGTGCCGATATTAAAGGTGAATGGAAAGATTTTGTAAATGACCAATTTCCTGAAGTTGTTGAATGGCTAGAAGCACTACCATGGGACAACATTCGTTGGTGTGCTTTTGTAGGTAGAGATAATCATGGTGTAGGTCCTCATTATGATGAATACAGACCTTTAAGAAATTTATTAAAACCTCAAGAGCCTAGTCAAGTTAGAGTTAGGTGGAGTAAAGTTACAAATTGGAAACATGAACATCTTTATTTTACAAACAATCACGGCAATACGAGAATATATCCTATGTTGCCGCCCGAAACTAATTCTATGGCTTATGATGGTACCGTTTATGAACATGGAGCTGACGCAGGTTACCACCCTAAAGATAGAATACAATTAATGCCAATGGGTACCTTAAATGTTTTAAAGTGGCAAAATATTCTTGAAAGAAGTATAAACAAATACAAAGATTATATTATTACAGAGGAACATTTTAATGATATTACATAATAAACATGTTGTATTTGATGAAATAACTTATGACAGAAATAAATTAGTAAACTTTGTAAAAGGGTTTGATAATTGTATAGTTAGTCATTCTGATTGGCAATATAAATTAATGGGTCGTCAAAGTTATGATGTGCCTGAAGGATATAATGCTATTGATACAACTAAAATTAATGGTAAATACCCTATTGATTATCCTGAAATACAAGAATTATTAAATAAGTTTAAAATTAAATTTAAAAAAGAACATGTTATATTAAGTCATTATGATGTAGGGTTTTATTTAAGACCTCATACAGACCATGCCTGTAAATGTAGTATAATGTTTCCGATTTTACCAGATGATGGTGACGCACCATTAGTTTTCCATGATGTAAAAGGTGATTATACTATTGCAACAGATTATATTGATTTTAAAGATAACATAGATTATAAGGTTTATTATAATATGAAACATCCTACTATGTTTACAACACAAGTGCCTCATAGTGTTGCAGAGGTAAAAGTAGAGAGAATATATTTAAAGTTTATGGTGTTTGATTATACATTTGAACAATTAATAGAAATGCATAAAAAAGGTGAATTAATTGATAATACAAAATAAAAAATTAGAAGCAATAGACCCTATTGACGCAGCTAATATCGTAGCACAATATGGTTATCTGGCAATAGAAAATAGTGGCGCAAGTCCTGAAGAATTTGCAAAATGGAATCTTGAAATGGGTCATCACATAAGTCCTGATATATGGTGTACAGATAAAGAACATAGTGAATATTTTTGGCGTGTTACAAATGAAAAAGTAGATGGTGAAAATCAAGGACTATTTGCAGATGATGAGTTAGATTGGCATAGTAATTTAGTTCCTCACGCAGACGCTCAGGAAATTATAGGTCTATACGGTAAAACTATTACTTACGATACTGAAACATGGGTATGTTCTAGCATACCTTTTATGAGAGATTTATCAGAGTCGACAAAAGAGTTTTATAAATCTCTAACAACTAGATTATGGCACACAGGTGGTAATCCTATTAATCAACCATGGAGACCTGATTGGGATAAAAAATATTCTAGTGAAGTTATAAATGGCATTAAACAAAATAGAAATAAAAGTAAAGTAAATTTAGTTAATGACAAGTTTCCTGAATGGCGAGGAGTTATCGCAGAGCATTTTTTAGTACCTAATCATCCTTTAGGTGTTGAGGGTATATTTTTTCAGCCATATGATATTGTAGATTTTCCAGGAATATTAGATAGTTTTCAACTATATAATGAAATATTACATGGATATGTACAAGACAAATATACTTACAAACACAAATGGAAACCAGGCGATATACTATTAATGGACCAATTCACAACAATACATAGAAGACCCACGGTGTCTAAAGATAAAACAAGAGAGTTGTTAAGGTCTGCCTGTTGGTATAAAAATAGAAATCATTACGAATATGTCTTATAAAATATCAGCATTTAGTTTTAGTAATAATGATGTTAGTTTAAACACTAGAGGTCTTTTTATGATGAAAGACCATTTAGACTTACACATTTGTAAATCTATGTACGATTATAAAATGCCTTTATTAGATTCTAATGATGTTGATGGTCATGTGCCAAAAGAAGTAAAAAACTTTGACAATGATTTAAGAGAAACAGACATTTTTATATTCTCTGTGCCTGAACACACTGCTCATTATTCGGCTGTATTTAAAAATGCTATGGATTGGTTAGTTGTTAAATCAAACATGAATAATAATCTAGGCACAACTTATGGGTTTTCAAAGAAGCCTGTTTTTTTAACAACATTTACTGCCTCTAAAAAAGCAGGTGGTAGACATTTTGATATGACAAAACATTTAATAGAAAAAATGGGTGGCATAGTTGTCGGTACTGAAGTTTTTAATGATTGTTGGGATAACTTAATACCTTCAAACGACACTTTTGTTGAAAACTTTTGTTGCGAGGTAAACCATTTTGTAAGAGGTTATAATGGTCACGAAGAGGTAGAAGTAAAACAATGGAAAGACCAATCTGAATTTACTGAAAAATATAATAATTGGAAAAAACAATGGAAGTAAAAAGATATTCAGAAAACCCTAATGAGTATTGGCCATTGATAGAAAGGTTTAGACAACAAACTTTTAAAGAGGGTAATAAAAGTATTAGTTATGAAAAGTACGACCCCGATAATAAAGATATAGAAACATGGATGTGTTTTAAAGATGATGAGTTAATATCTATATCGGCTGCTGAAAAATCTCATTATACAAATGACCCCGATATCGCAGTTAGAGTTTGTCGTTATCATATTCTAAAAGAACATAGATTTAGCCATTGTGGTTTAATTATGGGAGAACATCAAATAAAGTGGGCTAGAGAAAAGGGTTTTAAAATATTATATATCACACATGATATAAAAAACAAAGCAATAAATAACCTTTACCAAAGAAGAAAACAAATGACCGATAAGGCGTTTAAAGAACATATAAATGGCGAGTGGTATACAAAATTACAAGTAGAAAAAAGTTTTTTATTTAAAACTGGTGATATGTTGCAATATGTTTACAGCATAAGATTACAAGGGGATTATGACTGGCAACCTAAATCGGATTATATACTAGAAAGAGAACATGATGGACAAATTATCTAAACATAACTTACCTACGGTAAAAGATTTAAATTTATCTATTGACTTAAATAAGTTAAGAGAAGCTACAGATAAGTTGCATAATAAATTTAAAGATGTAAGGTCGGCAAATCCTATGTTGTGTGATAATCATATGGAATTAGTAAAAAGTGTTTATGATAATTTTGAACAAATAAACTTAACAACACCTAGTGAGATATTACCACACACCACAAGTATTAAAGAGAGATTAAAAAGAAGAGAAGAACATCTATATAATGTACCTACTGAAGATTATAAAGGTAGTTACTTTGAACAAATAGTAACTCAATGTAAAGCACCAGCGAGTAGAATTAGAATTACAAAATTAGCACCTGGAAAAATGATACCATGGCATGTTGATTATGATGTTAGTTATGGTGTTAGATGTATCGTACCAATTTATGGCAGTGATAATGTTATTAACCTTTTTAAAAGAGACAATAAAGTAGAGGCTTATGTTCTTAAAGATGGCACAGCTAATTTTTTAAATATTGGTTATAAACATGCAGTTGTAAATATGAGCAATCAACCTAGAATAGCTTTAATGTTTACTCTTGATGGTACTAACGATATTCAGTAAATATACTCAACCCTAATTTTTTGCCTACAAAATTACTTGCACAATGTAATCTTACACAATCAAATACTATAGCATTACCTGGTCTCCATGCATGAGCTGAGTTAAAACTTAAACCTTGTAACCATTTATCTTCTAAATGAGATAGATATTTTTCTTTCATAATAGGGTCTATGGGATTGAGTGATTTTCCTACAACATTATCATAATCATACACAATAGTATTGTAATAAGTTTCTATATTTTTTTCACCATTAAAAAATTTACTAGGTCCGTCAAGATAAACTTGGTCGAAAAAACATAAGTGAGGTTCTTCTTTTGTATCATACTCTAATGGTATATTAAAAGCTTTATAAGTTTTAGGTAAACTATGTTTATCATCATTGTGTATAATGTGTGGTTGTTTTACTTCAAAAAACATACCAGACATAACCTTACTATTAGGATAAAGTTTATAAATTTTTTCTATAATTTTATCTAATACAGGTGAGTCATAATATTTTATATCAGATGTTATAGGTCCTGTATTTTTATATACTTTGTTAATATTACCATAATACTCCATACAAAGAGTTTCTATATCTTCTTTTGATATAAAATTTTCTATATAGTATGTTTCTTCTAAATTAGATAATATAAAATTTTTATCTTCTTGTGACCTAGTGAGCATGTTGTAAATTTGCAATTAAAGCTGATACATTTTCAGATGTAAAAGGAACATTAATAATTAAGTGTGTGCTATTTTTTGCCCAGCTCATAGTTCTATGTACTCTTTTTGTATTTACATAATAAGGTCTACCATGTTCAATCAACATCTTTTCATTACCATGTATCCAGTCAAATTGCATAGGTCCACAATCTTGTAAGAATACTGCTATTCTAAATGAATCTCTAGGCATTGTTGGGTGGTCTCTATGAGGATGAAAATATGCACCCTCACCACACTTTACTAAAAAAGTTCTACCTAAAGTAGGAAATAAATTTAGTAAAGGATGTAAACACTCTAGTTTTTGGTAGACTTTAGTAGGAACATTAAACTCTGCTTCATTAACATATCTATCTGCTTCTACACAGGCTTGTGCTAAACTAGGATTATCTTGATGAGTTTTACCTGGTAAATTTAAAAGAGATAGTGCTTTACGATTATTAATTTTATCAGTTCTAGGTAAATAATCTACCCAATCATTTTCAAATTCTTTAATCTGTTTTGAGTATTGACCACAATTAACTTTTACTTTTAGGCCTTCCCAATCACCTAAACTTAACAGCGCTACTTCATTTGCTAGAGTTTCACAATCTACTTCTTTTGCGTTGAATTTAACTGATTGACCACTTACTCCAGGTTTCACAATTACATTATCTGCCATAATATTCTCCTATGTTATTATTTATACACTCACCTTGAGCGCCGTTTCCTAGGTCATAACCCATTTCAACACCGTCTCTAAAAACTTTTCTTGTAGATTCAGTATCTATTTTATCAGCGTAACCTAAACCTAATAACATATGTACATGTGGGTGTCCTACTTTTTTTCCTAATTCATTTGATTCTAAACACCCATTAAAACCTGTATTGAGGCCTACTTCCTCAGCTGCTAATAACGCAGTTGTAGAGCTGACCATAATATCTTCTATAACTTCTAAATCATCTTTTTCAGAAGCCCATGCTAAAACAATAGGCGCTAAAACTTGGCCATTATATCTTCTTAATCCTTCACCTTTCGCACCTCTAACTTTATTTAAACAACAAGTGTGTTCCCAATATAACCAGTTTTTAATGTCTTTGCAAGATTTGGTTTCATCAAATATCAATACTTTAAAATTATATTTAAGTTGTTTTGATGGAGCTCTATGAATACAATCTAAAACATAGTCAAGCTTTTCTTGTTCTACTAGTTTGTCGGACCACCATTTTGTGGTATTGCGATTTTTTAATATAGATTTTACACTCATACTCTTATTTATTTTGTATAAATATAAGAAAAAGGAGTATTATTATGAATTCAGTATTAATAGACGGCAAGAATTATAAAGTCGAAAGTTTGAGTCCAGAGTTGCAAAATTACCTAGTGGTAAGACAAGAAATTCAGGCTTCAAAGGTAAGACATAATATCGAGCTAGAAAAAATTGATGTGTTAACATCTTTTTATAATAAAAAAATAGCAGAATTAGTAAAAAAAGAAGTACCAGAAGAGACAAAATAGATGGCTGCCATAGCAAACCTAACAATAGACCAAGGCGCTACATTTAGTTCAGATGTAACCGTAAAAGATTCTAATAACAATGCATTTAACTTAACAGGTTACACAGCATCCGCTAAAATGGCAAAGGGTTTTCAATCAACAAAAACACGAACAGCCATCACCTGTACCGTAGCCGCTGACGCAACAACAGGCGTAATTACATTATCTTTGACAGCAGACCAAACTTCCGACCTGGAAGATGGTAGATATGTCTATGATTTAGAGATTTTACAGACCTCTTCAAGCACGGTAACTAGAGTTATCGAAGGAATAATTACGGTACGACCACAAGTAACTACTTAATTCAACTCTTTTTTGTTATAAATATACACAAGGAGAGAATTAATGCCTGATATAACAGCTAAGATTAATG